GCTTACAGCTCTCTACGTCTCTTATAAAAGTCTTAGCTTGGTTTATCGTTTTACCTTGTACGCTCTTAGCTAGTCTTTCTAGTTCGTCTACGGTCCATTCTTTACCTCCTGGGCCTTCTGCTTCCTTAACCGTTATTTCTACGTCCCTGCCTCTTACATTTAGTTCAAGATCCGGAAAGCTTGCGTTTCTCGTATACAGTCCCTCTATGTACGTACTGTTACCGTCTTCGCTTCTGCTTACACCGTAAACAGTTTCTGCCTTTTGTACTAGGTAGCTTCCTAAATGTCCTTTAGCGCCTCTATCTTTCTTATTTTCGTGAAGGACCGTAACTAGGTTTAGGTTCTTATCTGCGCTTATCTTCATTAGTTTACTAACTAAAGCTATAGCTTCGGGTTCCTCGTTTACCCCGTTAGCTACGTCTACTATACCATCTATAATACATAAGCTAACCCCTTCTATACGTCTTAGCGCATATTCTATAATACTTAGCCTATCTGCGTTAGTATCTGCTCTACGTAGTGCGAAGTACTTTAACCGTTCTTGGCCTACCTCTTTAGGTATTCCGGCTAAGTGTAGTATTCTTTGGTTCACTCTCTGCGCGTGGTAGTCTCCTTGTTCAGTATCGAAGTATAAGACGTTACCTTTTACTATTCCAGATTTTAGCAGGTTCTCGCTGTAGCCTTCTCTTATAGCTGCGGCAGCCAAGGCGCTAACGAAGTAACTCTTTCTACTCTTAGCCTTTCCTTGCACTAGGCTTATATTCCCGGCAGTAGCCAGCGTAAAAGTCTCTAGCCCTAGCTTTAACTCTAATATGCTAGGCGGGTTTTTAATTTCTTGCGTAGGATCAAGTAAATACTTCTCTAGCAGGTCCTCGGTAGGCTCTGCGCTCTCTTGGGGTTCGCTTAGTGCCTCCTCGTACCTTTCTACCTCGTTTAGCTTCTTAGGCTTTTGGGCTCCGTAGCCTTCAGCTCTTAGAGCTTTAGCACTTTCCCTATAGTCGTTATTATACTCTAAAGCTGTTACTAGTGTATAGCTGTTATAAATCGTTTCTGCTTCTAGAGCTGTGCTAGTGGTCCATACGTATAAAAGTCCGGAATCCTTAAATATCTTACCGCTGTCCGGTGCTTCACTTTGTCCCGGTCTTTTAACGTAGATAAACTTACTATCTTCTCGTACTATGGTCCAGCCGTGGCTTTGTATTACCGTTAAGCAGTCTACTTTGTTTTTATAATCGTCCCACGGTGTAAGCTCGTCGCTGTCGTTTAAGCTTGGTTTAGGTGCTTTGTAGGTTACTTCTACTTTTGGAGTCTCGTCTAGCTCCCTAGCGCAGTCCAATAGTATAGCCCTTTCTTCCGGGGTTATGTATTGTATGTTACTCGCTTTAGTCTCTAGCTTATAACCAGGAGTAGGCCAGGCGGCTACTTGGCCTCCTATTCCTCTAGTCTCGAAAGTAACCTCTTTAGCTTTGTTCTTAGCTAGCTTTTGGTTCCCTTCGATAACCTCACAGCGGTACATAAAGTGGAAGCCACCGCTAGGCGTTTCTTGTATTACTAGCTTTTTTAGTATGTCGGGGCCATTAGCTTCTAGTAGTGTTATGTACTCTTTAAACTCGTTACCGGTAAAGTGTTTAGCGTCTATATCTAATACCTCTAGGCCGTTATAACCACAAACTAAGCCGAGGCTGTCCGTAGTAAATAGGTTAATATCTTCTATAGGAGCTTCTTTATACTTTGTCCAGTCCTTTAGTAGTGGTCGCTTTTGTCCACTTACTAGAGGCACCGGGCTAAAGCCGTGCTCTATATATAATTTAGCGGCCTGCTGTATATCTTGCATTAGGTTTATTTATAGTAGTAGTTCCCAGTTATTTTTATACTGGTCGTATTTGTTGTTATCGTTCTTAGGATCTAGAGTAATGCTGCTTTTTTCTACTGCTCCAAAAGGTATAATATAAAAGGTATCAATATACCAAATATAGATAGCGTAAAAGTCTACCTCGTTAGCTTTGTATTTTCTATAGATTGGGTTAGTACTCTTTATCCTTCTTTGTAGCATTGTGCTAAATACGTTACTCCTGCGCTTATCCTTACTAGCGTACTTTATTTGGATCTTATACAGCGTTCTATTATTGTCTATAATACAGTCGTAAGCGTAGCCTTCTACAGCGGGTACTAATACTTTTAGGTCTAAGCTAATCGCAGTACTTATAAAACGGTATTCCGCTAGAGCTCCTTTATTCCGGGTGTTCATCGGATAGCGTTATTATAATTTGCGCCGTGTTCGCTGGTAGTGATTCCTTCCATACCAAAAGCAAGTGTCGAAAGTATTTAGGGCTGTCGTCCTTAATCCAGCCCAAGGCTTTAAGAGCGTCGCTAGTGAATTTAACAGCAATAATACTGTTATCCAAATCGTAACGGTACCGAACATTAGCAGTAACTCTAAAGCTATTATAAGGAGCGTCTTGATTAAAACCCAATTGCTCTTTAACCTCTTTGAGTGCAGCGTCTTTAGCTTTCTTTCTTTTTGTCCAATGTGAGCCGGCATAAAAACTATTTAAGCTAGGTACTTTACCTAGTGTTAGTACTATTTCTTTATTCTTCCTGGTCTTCATCCTCGCATTTGCAGTCGTAGTATTCTTCTAATAAACAGCCGCCGCAGTTCTCGCAAGTTTCCTCTTCGTACTTGTAGTAGCTTCTTAGGTCGTAGTCTAGTCTATCCATAGCTTAGTCTTTTTCTATTCCGTTCTCGTCTCGATCTCTTAAACACAGTTCTATAATATTCATAGGCTTATTGCAGTTGCAGCTCATTATAAAGTTATTGTAGGATGTACATAAACATAGACTAAAGCCAATACACTTAATGCAAACATCGCTATAGTAAAAGCTAATAAGTAAAATAGAATCTTTGTTTCTTTCTCTTGCTCATTCATTCTCTTTGGTGTTAAAGGTTAGTATACGCACTTTAGTATAATTAAAATGCTCGTTACTATTCATATAATCACGGCAGTATTTAGCTGTTTCAAAATCAGTAAAGTATTGAGGTCTTATAGGTGTAAATCCTTTTCTCGCTATTAATTTATAAATCTTCATTATTCGCTTTATACTCGTCTACTTCAGCTCTCAACATTGCCAGCTCCTCAAGGTCTAGCCCTAGTATTAGCTCTACGTTGCTTTGTATCTTCGTCAATAGCTCCGGATCTTCTTTGTCTAAAGCTGCTAACGGGTTCTTTATTCCTCGCTCTAGCTCCTTCTCCGTATTGCTTAACAGCTGCTTTAGCTTATGCTTATATAAAGCCGTTCCCTTGAGCTCGTCCATTTGCTCTAAAGTGGCCTGCATTAAAGCTACTAGCTTTACCGCTTTTTTAAATAGTTGGTAGCGCTCCATTAAAAGAGGGTTTTTTGTTCTTCCTCATCTTTAAAGCGTTGTTTAGCTTCTGCTAAATTTATAACAGCTTGTTTATAGTAGCTATCTTTTAATTCAATACCTATAGCTTTGCGGCCTAAACTTACCGGACTGTAAACCTCACTACCTACACCCATAAAAGGAGTAAGTACTGTTTCTCCTGGGTTGCTCCAAAGATCTACGCATCTATCTATTACGTCTAATTGTAACGGGTGTACGTGTTTCTCGTCATCGTCTTCCCTTGAATCTCTAAAAGGTAGTACGTTGTTTATTCTAATATCGTCCCAAACCGAGCTAGCGTAACGCTGCCATATATAATGATTTAGCTTAGTTATTCCTTCCGGCTCGTTTACATTGTTTAAGTGCTCCCATAACTGCTCTGCATTAAAGTCGCTCTTATTAGCATTATTCCAAGCTTGTAAGATATTTGGTAGTATTGGAATTTCTCCGTAGTATTTATTTAGTCCGTGTTGATGGGTTACCGGTACCTCTGCCTCTCCTTTCCTTTTAAAAATTAAAAGGTAGTCGGGCTGTGCTGGGAAGCATTGCGTAGCATCTTCTACTATAAGCTTGTGCATTAAACTTTTAACCATTGTACGCATACGTACTTTAAGTGGCTCCTTCCAAATAGTTACACGTCCTTTATATTGGAAGCCGTGCGCCTGGTGTAGTCTTATTACCTCGTTAGGAAAGTCCCAGCTATCGCCGTTATTCTGCACTACCTCCGTAACGTGTACCGCATTTATCCTACCGGCCTTAGTTACTCGGCTTAATTCTTTTATGAGGTATTCGTACTGTTTTAAAAAGTCCTCCTTTGTATCACAGTTACTAAAATCTCGGTGCGAGCTGCTGTAATTATATAGCCCAGCGAAAGGAGGACTATATACGCTTAAATCTATACTGCTGTCCGGTAGTGTTGGCATTACTTCCATACAGTCGCTATTATAAATAGCGTAATTCTCGTTAATTGTTTGTTGCTTTGTCATCTTATAAAAAATTAGGTAGTTCTATTTCTTTGTTAAATTCTCTTTTAGTCTCGGTGTACGTCTCGTTTACATTCTTAGTAAGGTTCTCGTAAAGCTCTATAGCCTTTTGCGTTTTTTGCTGTAGTGCATCTATTACCCTTTTTTGACCATCGCTAATAACTATATCTATAGTTACTTCCTTGGTTTGTCCAAACCTCCAAAAACGTCTAATAGCTTGGTAGTATTGCTCGTATGAGAAAGTAGGAAAAATAACCGAGTGGCTACAGTGCTGCCAGTTTAAACCGAAGCTAGTCATCTTTGCCTTAGTTATTATTCTCTTTATCTTTCCTGCGCTAAAGTCCATTAGTATTTGCTCCTTCTTTTCTATTTTCATAGAGCCGGTAATTTCTACCGCTTCCGGATCCATCTCTTTAAGTAGTGCGCTTTCGTTGTTTGTATTACACCAATATACCGAAGTCTTACCGGCTGCTAGTTCTACAGCTTTACGGCATCGCTCCTGCTCCGTCTGCTTTTGTTCGTGGCGTATCTCGGTCATAGTTTTAGCTACTGGTATTACTATACCTATTTGCCCGTTGTGATCGTGCCTAGAAGTATTTACTACCGTATGCGTAACCGTGTTAAGCTTTGGCAATTTATAGCGCTCATCACTATAGCCTAAGTCGCTAGGCATCTTACACATAATAGACCATTGATTTACCCAAGCAAAAAAGTCCTTTTCTGCGTGAGGCTTTAAATAGTACTTCTCGCCTATATTTCTATTACGGCTGTCTATGCTGCTTTGGTTATTCTTAAAAAACTTTGTAAGCATATCAGTATAACCCATATAGCCTAAAGCCTCTGCGCTAGTACCTAGTTCTATAAAGTCATTAGGGCTAGGTGTTGCAGTAGATAAAAACCTATAACGGACCTTTTTTATAAAAGTCGTTATTTGGTTTTTTATCTGCCCTTTGAAGTTCTTAATTATAGAACTCTCATCTAATATAACAGCCTCGAAGTCTTTACTATTAAGCAAGTGTAAGCGCTCGTAATTACAAACTATTATATCTCCTTTAATCTCCCCTTTTAAAGATTGGTATACGTTAGGTATATTCATTTTCTCAGCTTCTTTTATAAACTGAAAACCTACCGCTAAAGGTGTAAGTATTAGTACTTTCTTACCGGTATACTCTACTACGTTTTTAGCTATGGCTAACTGTATTAAAGTTTTACCTAGCCCAGTATCCGCAAAAATTGCTATACGGCCTTTTCTTACAGCTCGTTCTATTATTTCTTTTTGGAAGTCAAAAGCTATACTAGGAATGTAAACCGGATCAAAACCGGAGCTAGATAAACTGTGTTTCTTACTTTCTAGAAAATCTAGATAGCTGCTCTTTGTGTCTTTTTTTGTTATGGTTATTCCCATATGTAGAATTTTACTCATCAATCTAAAACCTTAACCACCTGCTACGGCGTTCGTACTTCCTTACTAAGCCGCCTAAGTTCTTTAGGTGCTTTTGTACCTCGTAGTTATATTCAGTAGCGCTCGCTACTATAACCGTGTTTATAATCTCCCAGCGCGTTTCTGCCAGGTACTTGCTTACATACCTCTTATGCAGCTGCTTTCTAAAATACTTCTTTAGCATCTTTCTTACGTTTTATTTTACGCTTTTTTGGCTTACGCTTACCGGGGTAAAGCGTAGCCTTCAGTCGCTTATAGTCCTTGTTTAGAGCCTTGCTGTTATTAGCTATATGCTCTAGTAGTTCCTGCTCATTCATAAGTAAAAAAAAGGGGGGCCGTAATAACAACAAAAACATAACTACTACCTGCCGCATAGAAGCGGCATAAAGAGCCGGCCCCCCACACCTAACACATCATTCAAAATGATCTCTAATAATATACTGGCTCAACGGTTTACCTTCTTGGAAGTATTCGCGGTAAACGTCAATAGCTTTAGCTACCTTCTCCTTACCGCTCTTTATAAACTCCTTTCCCGTGGTAAATATACCTACGTCGTAAGTACTCTTACTTACTACCAAAAAAGTAAACTCTTCTAACCCAAATAGGTGCGTATAGATTGCCGCCTGGGCATCGTAACCATAGCTATAAGCATCGTATTTAAACTTACTTAAATCGTTACCAGTAGTCTTTAAGTCTACTATACGCTGGCCTTTATGTAGTATATCAGCCTTGCATCTAAAAGGGAGCCCCATTATATTACCTATCTGCGGTACTTCCGTAGCAGCTCCGTAGATCATATCGTAAGCCTCCGGGCAGTCCTTTACCGCTCTAGCTACCTTCTTGGCTGTGGCTATCTCCACCGCTGTAAAGGTGTTCTCCGGTCCGTACTCTAGCGCAGCGTCTTTATACGCTTTCGCAGTCCTAGCCTTTACGTCTACTATGTGTAAGCTTTCCTCCTTATGAGGTTCCAAAAGAAGCAAATGTATAAGCTTGCCCTCTCGTAGTGGCTTGGTTTCTACTTGCTCCTCTTGTAAGCTTGCTTGGTACATCTTAGGGCTTTGCAGTAGCTTCTTTAAGCTAGAGCTGCTTAGTGCTGCCTTGCCTAAATAACCGTAGTAAAAATCGTCGT